CTGGGATAAAGAAACTTTTTATTTATTAGACGAATATTTTGATTCTGAACGAACAACTGAACAACATGCAATGGAGATTCGCAAACTTGTAGACAAATGGAATATAGATTATATCTATATCGACTCTGCTGCTCAACAAACACGTTTTGACTTTGCGCAAAATTACGATATTACTACTATCAATGCAAAGAAATCTGTTTTAGATGGTATAGGACACGTTGCTGGTATAGTAGATAACGATAAATTATTTGTTCATCAAAGATGTAACGAATCATTAACTTGTTTAGACCAATATCAGTGGGATCCCAACCCTAATTTATTAAGAGAAAAACCTAAACATAACTATGCCTCTCACATGGCAGACGCTATTCGCTACGCGTTATACTCATTCGAGACAAGTGTCACATCATTCTAATTACCCCATCGCAAAAATAGTTCTTGACAGAAGCTCAAATATTTGGTACAATTCTTGTATAGAAGTGGATATATGGATTTAAAAAGAGATTTAGTAAAGTATGTTAGAGACAAAGCCAAGTCTAAATATAAAAAAGAAACGCAGTGTTTTATTTGCGGAGGTCAAGAAAAATTAGACTTTCACCACTTTTATGGCTTAACCGAATTATTAGAGACATGGTTACGAAAAAACAAGATAACCATAGAAAGTGAAGCAGACATATTAGCTTTACGCGAAAGATTTATAGAAGAAGAAAACAAAAAAGTTTATGACCATGCTGTTACATTATGTCATGAACATCACTTAAGATTACATAGTATATATGGCAAACGACCTAAACTTATAACAGCAAAGAAACAACAACATTGGGTCAAAGTTCAGAGAGATAAATATGGCATGGTATGATTTTATAACTGGTGGTAACAAAGATACGGAGGAGAAACTTAATCCTGCGCAATATGTTATATCCAGAGACCAAGGCTTAGAAGTTGGTACACGAGAAGTAGTAACTAACTATAAAAATGCTTACGAACAACTAGAGGTAGTTAACCGTGGAGTCAACATGATAGTGGACGACGTAGCGGAGATACCATTAGATGTTGGAGAATCAATACTAGGTACTACTCCGATTGTAAAGAATGTAAGAAGAAGTAGAGTTGATTTACTACTTAATAAAGAACCAAATCCTTTCCAGGATGTGAGTTCTTTTAAAAGAAACCTTATTATTGATTTACTAATTGACGGTAATATTTTTGTTTATTTTGATGGAGCACATTTATACCATCTACCAGCTGATCACGTTACAATACACACAGACGATAATACGTTTGTAGAGAAATATACTTACGACCATAGTATAGACTACAAACCAAGTGAGATTATCCATATTAAAGAAAACAGTTTCAATTCTATTTATAGAGGAGTACCGAGACTAAAACCAGCTTTCAGAACTATGCAGTTACTTGGAAGTATGAGAAGGTTTCAGGATAACTTCTTTAAAAATGGAGCAGTACCAGGATTGGTACTGAAGTCACCAAACACACTTTCTGAGAAAATTAAAGAAAGAATGTTACAGGCCTGGGTTGCTAGATACAATCCACAGTCTGGCGGAAGAAGACCATTATTTTTAGATGGTGGTTTAGAAGTCGAAAATTTAACTGAAGTAAACTTCAAGAATTTAGACTTCCAAGATGGAATAGCTACAAACGAAAAGATAATTCTTAAATGTTTAGGTATTCCACCAATTTTATTGGATAGTGGCAACAATGCAAATTTACGCCCTAATCACCGTTTATACTATTTAGAAACCATAATGCCAATTATTAATAAAATTGCTTATGCTTTCGAGAGATACTTCGGGTTTAAACTAGATGAAGAAGTTTCAGGTATTCCTGCACTTCAACCAGAGCTAAGAGACCAGGCAGCTTATTATGCTACTCTTGTAAATACAGGCATCTTAACACCGAACGAAGCAAGGGAGGCTCTTAGATTTGAGGAGATTGACGGATTCGATCAACTCAGAGTTCCTGCGAATATCGCAGGCTCTGCAACCAACCCCGAACAAGGAGGCAGGCCAGAAGAGGCAGCCCCAAGCGAACAGGAAAACTAAATATGACAAAAGATATGCAATTAAAAGCCCTGTCAAAGTTCTTCGCAAGCAAAGGCGTCGTAACTATGGACTTGGCAGAATACAAAGCAGTCGGAAATGATGTGCCTTTAAAAGACTTTATGCTTAGAAGAGCATTTGGCTCTTGGAATAGAGTACTTTCCGCACAAAACAACAGATATCCAGTTGTCCTAGCAGAACCTAAAAAAGTTGCACCTAAACCTGCACCTAAAAAGGTTGTGAAGAAGGAGAAAAAGGATGTCAAATAAAATTTATCACTGGACGAGTACTTTTAAATCATTAGGCGAAACCGACGATGGTGGAATAAACATCAAAGGTTCTGCAAGTACAAATGCACTAGATAGAGCTGGAGATATAATCGAAAGCGATGCATGGACTAAAGGTGGATTGGAGAATTTTAAAAACAATCCAATTATACTTTTTAACCATGATTATAACAAACCTATCGGTAGAGCAACGGGTTTAGAAGTCACAGACAAAGGTTTAGATATCACTGCAAAAATATCTAAAGCTGCTGGCGACATTACTCATTTAGTGAAAGATGGTGTTCTCGGAGCATTTTCAGTTGGATTCAGATGTAAGGAATCTGATTATATGACTGAAACCGATGGATACAAAATTAAAGACGCGGAACTTTTTGAAGTTTCTGTAGTGTCAGTGCCTTGCAACCAAGGGGCAACCTTTGGCTTAAGCAAGTCATTTGATTCTATGGATGAATACAGAAAGTACCAAAAAGAAACTTTACAGGCTAACTCAGATGCAACAGCAGACGCTGTTAAGATTGAGCAGCCAAGCGGGGAAATAGAATCCCCAAATATGGAGACTAAAATGTCAGAAGAAAGAAAGACTCCTGAAGTGGATTTTGACTTGGATAAATTTGCAAATGAGGCAGCTGAAAAAGCTGTTGCTCAGTATGCAATGAAGCAAGCCGAAACTAAAGCAGCACAAGAAGCAGAAGCTAAAGAACAGGCTGAAAAGCAAGTTCAAGTTGAAGCTGAACAGAAAGCTGCTCAAGAAGCTAAACAGGAAGAACAAAAACAAGTGGTAACTAGCGTTATCTCTGGAGCTGAAAGGCTCATGTCTGATGTCGAGAAGAGAGTAAATGAGAAACAAGAAGATTTAGAGTCTGTTGTTAAAGGTTTACAATCAGAATTAGCAGAAAAGTCCGAAGAAATCATGAATATTCGTGAATCAAAAAGACATTTTGCTGACAGACAAGGAAGAGGCGACTGGAAAAAAGTATTCGAAGCGGATATTCTTGATGCCAAATTTGCTGGTTTAGCTACTGGTAAAGGTTGGAACACAGACGCAGCTAAAAGTATTATGGAAAAAGCAAATGCACATTCAGGTGTAGGTGTTTCTTCAGATGACTTTGAGCAAATCGTTTCTACAAATGTTGAAAGAGACATTCAGAACGAGTTGGTGTTAGCACCGTTATTTAGAGAAATCCAAATGACTTCAGCTAATATGATAATACCAGTAATGCCAGATAGTGGCTATGCTGAGTTCACTGGAAACCAAGCGGCTACTGGAAGTTCACCTCACGGTAACTTATCACAAAGAGGCGACTCTTATAACCCTGGTTCAGCCGGTGGTGTTGATTTAAGTGAGAAAATATTATCAACCAAAAAACTTATTTCACAATCTTACTTAGGTAATGAAACTGAAGAAGATGCAATCATGCCAATCTTACCTCTCATTAGAGAATCAATGGTAAGATCACATGCTAGATCAATTGAAAATGCAATCCTATTAGGTAACCACGCTGATGGTGTTTACACTTCAGGAATTTTTGATGGTTTAATTAAAATGGCTGATGCTGATTCCGATACTGACACAGACGTCGGTGGCGGTTCAGGTGGTATCTTTGCTGCTAGTGATAAACTAACAGCTGCAGACTTATTAAGTCTAAGAAAAGGTATGGGTAAATATGGTATTAACCCAAGTGAAGTTGTCTATATTGTTTCACAAGATGGTTACTATAACCTACTTGAAGATGCAGAGTTCCAAGATGCTAACCTAGTTGGCGACATGGCAACTAAGCTATCTGGTGAAATTGGACAAGTATTTGGTTCAAGAGTGTTATTATGTGATGAGTTCGCTTCTAAAGCGGCTACAAAACATAATGCAATCGCAGTATACCCAAGAAACTATGTAATGCCTAGATTAAGAGGTGTTACAGTTGAGTCAGACTACGAAGTAGCTAACCAAAGAAGAGTACTTGTGGCTTCACAAAGACTTGGATTTGATGACTTAATTGCGGGTGCAGACTCTAAGAGAGCATTTAAACACGCAGCAGCTAGTTAATAGCTAATTATGGCAGATTTAGTAACAATACATGAATACAAGGACGCAGAAGGTCTTAGAGGCGAGAAAGATGATGACCGTCTTAATGTAATTATTCCTCAGGTTTCTGACTTAGTCAAGAAATACTGCGGCGTATCATTCATTGATTACTTCTCTAGCGATAAAACAGAAACTTTTACAATTAACGATAACTTCACTACCACCATAATTATGAGTGAAAGTCCGCTAGTTACGGTTACTTCAGTAAAAGAGAGAGCGAATTATTCAGACGCATATACAACGCTAACGACTAATTCATATGAATACTATGTAGATACAGATTCAGATTCTATAACTAGAACTGATACACATGGAAACCCTGTAAATTGGCAGAAAGGTTTAGGGGCAGTACAAGTTAGCTACAAAGCAGGATTTGCGGCAACTCCAAGTGATTTAAAACTCGCAATATTTGATTTAGTTAACTACTATATGAAAGACGAGCACAAAGAACGAAGAACACTAGGAGGCGCTACGCAACAGAATCAAGGTACTTCTGGAATCAGAGATAATTCAGATTTTCCAGACCATATAAAAAGAGTACTTGATTTATATAGAGTTATTATTTAATGGCAGTCGGTGATTTACGAAGAGCACTGGGAAAAGCAATAAAT